ATACGATATAAACGAAGCTGAAGACCCGTTCGTATCCGCTGATGAGTTAGCCGAGCAAGTAGAAGAAGAGATATCTTCAGAGAATGCTGTCTTTGTTTCTAATCTTGCAGCGCTTATCCAAGAGAGATTTGAATCAGCAGAAAGAGGAAGAAGAGATGATGAAGATAGATGGCTTAAGGCGTATCATAACTACCGTGGTGTCTACGGTAAAAACGTCAGGTTTAGAGAGAATGAAAAGTCTAAAGTCTTTGTTAAAGTCACTAAGACAAAAGTTCTCGCAGCTTACGGACAAGCTATTGAAGTAGTCTTTTCAGGCAACAAACTTCCAATCACAATTCAAGAAACTAGAGTACCAGAAGGTATATCTGAGTTTGCTCATTTAAATCCATTAAAAGAGAAAACAGGCGGTGAGCTAGATGTAAATCCTGGTATCGAAGGTAATCTAGACTATGCACCAGGAATGGGTGTTACTGATGATAACAGAGGTAACTTTGACCCATACAATATTGGTTTTGAAGGTGATGGTAATACATTAGCTCCTGGCGCTACACAGTTTAATGTTGAGAATAGATTCTTAGCAGGACTAGAAGAAGAGTATCAGAACGAAAAAGGTGAGACTGTACTAGAAGAAGGTAAAGCTCCTTCTCCAGATATGGTACAAATTAGCCCAGCTAAGATTGCTGCTAGACGCATGGAAAAATTAATCCATGACCAGATTGAAGAATCAGACGGTGCTACAGAATTAAGAAGCACAATGTTTGAACAAGTGCTGCTAGGCACAGGAATTATTAAAGGTCCATTTAATTATAATAAGACTTTACATAAGTGGACAACTGATGAAGAAGGTAATAGACAATACACACCTGAAACAGTTGTAGTTCCTAGATTATCTTTTGTCAGTGTATGGGATGCATATCCTGACCCGAATGCTACATCTACAGATGAAGCTGAATGGTTTATACAAAGACATAAACTAAATAAAACTCAGATGCGTGGCTTAATGAAGATGCCACACTTTGATAAAGTTAAACTAGCTGAATGTATCAAACAAGGTTATAACTACGAAAGACGTTCGTTTGAACATGAGTTAGAATTAGATAACTCTGTACAAGGTTTAGATACAGACCGTTATGAAGTTCTTGAGTACTGGGGTGTTATGGATGCTGAGTACGCAAGAGATGCAGGATTAGAAATTGATGAGTCAATTGATGACTTAGAAGAAGTTCAAATCAATGCTTGGATTTGTATGGGTAAGATTCTACGTGTTGTAGCTAATCCATTCAAACCTAATAGATTACCTTATCTAGCTGTGCCTTACGAAAGAAATCCTTATTCGTTCTGGGGTGTAGGTGTTCCAGAGAATATGGATGATTCACAGCAGATTATGAACGGACATGCTAGAATGGCTATTGATAACTTAGCACTAGCTGGTTCATTAGTATTTGATGTAGACGAAGCAGCTCTAGTAGCTGGACAAGATATGTCTATATATCCTGGTAAGATGTTTAAACGTCAAGCAGGTATGCCAGGACAATCTATCTATGGATTAAAGTTTCCAAACACTGCGCCAGAGAATATGCAGATGTTTGATAGATTTAGACAACTTGCTGATGAGTCTACAGGTATTCCATCTTATTCACATGGATACACAGGTGTAACAGGTATGACAAGAACAGCATCTGGTATGTCTATGTTAATGGGTGCAGCATCACTCAATATTAAGACAGTTATTAAAAACATTGATGACTTCTTATTGAAACCATTGGGAGTAGCTTTCTACCAATGGAACATGCAGTTTTATGAAGGAGAGTTAAACATCGAGGGAGACCTTGAAGTTAAAGCAACTGGTACTAGTTCTCTGATGCAAAAAGAAGTTAGGTCACAAAGACTAACTACATTCTTACAATCAGTACAGAACCCTGCGGTAGCACCATTTGTTAAAGTGTCTAAGATTGTACAAGAGCTAGCTTATAGTTTAGACTTAGACCCAGAAGAAATTATAAACTCACCTGAAGAGGCAGCAATATATGCAGAAATTATCGGACTTCAAAACCAGCAACCAGGACCTGAAGCAACTAATCAACAGCCCCCTATGGGTGAAGTTGGAGGAGTTCCTGGAGGTGGAGCGAGTGAAGGTACTACAGGCAATGGCGGCGGCAACATCGGAACAGGAGATATACCGCAACCAGGGGAAAGTACATTTTCTTCAGCACCTCCTCTTGCTTAAAAATAATATGAAGGAATAATGGCGCTACAAACACACGAAGGAGAAATACCAGAAGAATACCTTGCTCAGTTTGAAAAGACAATGCAAGAGACTACAGATGGTAAAGTAACTAAAGAGTGGAAAGAATATGCCAAAGGTTATGTACCTTACGATGCTAAAAAGGATGTAACTTACGAAGATTTAAAACATAAAACTGGTTGGTTTACTAGTCAAGATGATTTAGGAAAACAAACAGTATCTGGTACTTGGCAGACAATGTCAAGAAGTCAAGGAAAACAGAAAGCAGCACAAGACAGAATTAACAGTCTAAAGCAAGCATGTATGATGGGAGATAAGAATGCTTGTTTATTAATACAAGCTAACGCTCCAATGTTTGCACCAGGTCAAACAGAGGCTAAACAGAAGGTAGGTCAAATGTCTATGTATCAAAGAAAAGGATTTGCAGAAGGTGGTTTATTAGATGATTCTTCTAGACTATGGAAAATGGAATCAGACTACCCAGAGTTTCAAAAAGGTGTTGCTAGTAAAGTAACTAAAGAAAGAGTACCCACACAACCAATAGAGGAAGAGTTTATGTATAGCCCACTTAATCAAGGATACACACAAGGATACGCAGATGGCGGTTCAGTTTATGATGAAACAGGTTCTATGTTAGCTCCTGAAGTTCCTTTAAACTTTGAAGATAATATGCCAATGGAAGAAGAATCTGAGTTAGGTCTTACAGCAGACGAGACTGAAGTTCTTGGTCAAGCAATGTCTGACTATCCAGAACTACAAGGCATCTTAGATAAAGTATCCATGGCAACACAATTCACAGGAGAAGGTAGTGTCAACGGAGCAGGTAGTGAGACTAGTGATTCTATTAATGCTAAGTTATCTGATGGCGAGTTTGTCTTCACTGCTAAAGCTGTTAAGCAGCTAGGTGTGGATAAGTTACGTAAGATGATGGCTAAAGCTGAATCAGATTATGATGAGGATATCTCTAAGCAAGAGTACAAACAAATGGATGAAGAAGGATTCGCTAAGGGTGGATTCTTTACTAGACCTAATTATAAGAATGCTAATTATAAAGATGGTGGTTCAGTAAGTACACAAGATATAGGTTCAAGTAACCGTTTAGGAACTATCATACAAAATGCAGTAATGAAGAATAAAACAGAACTTCGTCAGCCATATCAAGAAATGGATGTAGGCGGAAGTGAAGAAGACCAAAGATTACTAGAAGAATATATAGCTAGAGAAAAAGCTAAGAAAGCTCAAGAAGCAATTAGACGAGCTGAATACGAAAGAGAATTATCAGGCGATAATACTATGACTACTGCGCCTGAAGAAACTAGAACACCCCTTCCTAGAAACGAAGGGATGAGATAAATTAACTATAGATACCCGTTCAACCTGACGAGCTAGAACGACTCTATAGTGACAGCCCCAAGGCTACCTCTTAATTGAGCACCTTGGATATTAGTAACCCCGAAGCTACCCCATATTAATGGGCACTTATTGGAGGTCAAAATGACAACAGCAACAACAACACAAGAGACGGAGGAAATCCAAGCAAATCCTTATAACGCAAAAAAATCTTGGGACAACAGCAACCCTGAAGCCAGTAGAGGCTTACAAAGCGCTGATGATTCCCTAGCTTACGTTGCCCCTAAAAAAGAAGTATATGTATCAAAACACGAAGCAATTAAAGAAGAAAAAGAAGTCGTTACTGATACTGATGCTAAACAACAGGCTACCAACGAAGACGATGTTTTTGAAGAGGAAACTACCCAACAGTTTAAAAAGGTAGACTACAAAAAGCGTTATGATGATTTAAAGAAACATTATGATAGAAAACTAGGAGACTGGAAAGCTAAAGAACAATCGCTAAGAGCAGAGATGTTAGCTACTAGACCTAAGTATAAAGCACCTAAAACCCAAGACGAACTTGCTACTTTTAGGGAAGAATATCCTGATGTTTATGATGTTGTAGAAACTGTAGCACATTTGCAAGCTGAGACACAGTTATCTGAACTACAAGAGAAAGTTAACATGTTATCAGAAAGAGAAGCAGCAGCATCTCGTAGAGCAGCAGAGCAAGAACTTCTTAATCTGCATCCAGACTTCAGAGAAATCAGACAGTCTGAAGAGTTCCACGAGTGGGCAGAGGTTCAGCCTGAAGCTATTCAAGGTTGGATTTATGACAACAATGGTGATGCAACTCTAGCAGCAAGAGCTATAGATTTATACAAACAGGATATTGGTATTTCCTCCAAGAAGGTTGAAAAGGCTGTGTCGAAAAAGTCAAGTCCGAAGGAAGACCCACGAGGTTCAGCTGCAGACGCAGTATCAGTTAAAGGAAAAACTGAAACAACAGAATCTACGGAGAAGATTTGGACTACCTCAGAAATTGCTAGTCTTTCAGTAGACCAGTACGAGAAGTATCAAGAAGAATTAGATGATGCTTTTAGAACTGGACGAATTGTAAATGGCTAGCTTAGAAACAATAATTAAATAAAGGAGAACAGAAATGGGTTTCGAGGCAGGAACTACTAACTGGAATCCAGCCACTACGGGGCAAACTAACTCGTTTTGGCTGCCAGAAGTTTTTTCAAAGAAGGTACAAGTTGCCTTCCGTAAATCAGCAGTTGCTGAAGCAATCTGTAACACAGACTATATGGGAGAAATCTCACAGTTCGGTGATACAGTAAATATCATTAAAGAACCAACAATCACAGTTGAAGATTACACGCGTTCGACTACTTCACTAAATTCAACTAACTTAACTGATGAAGAATTAGTGTTGCAAATCGACCAAGCTAAATACTTCCAGTTTAAAGTTGACGATTTAGAGAAGAGATTCTCTCACGTGAATTGGCAGCAAATTGCATCTGATAACGCTGCATATCAGCTTAAAGATGCTTTTGACTCTAACGTAATCACAGCTGCAGTTGCTGGTGCTACTAGTAACACTTATGGTACTGATTCATCACCAATTGATACTGGTTTCGATACTAGTGAAATTGACCCTCTAGATGTACTTGCTCGTCTTGCACGTTTGCTTGATGACCAAAACGTACCTGAAGAGAATAGATGGGTTGTAGCTAAGCCTGAGTTCTACGAAGAGCTTGCTAAGACTTCATCTAAGTTAATGTCAGTTGACTACAACCAAGGTAACGGTGGACTACGTAATGGTCTAGTTGCTTCTGGTGAGCTACGTGGTTTCAAGATGTATAAGTCTAACAACGTACCTACACCATCAGGTTCAGGTGTAACTGCTACTCACAACGTCCTAGCTGGTCATATGTCAGCTGTATCTTGTGCAC